AGCAAGTGCAGGTTATACAGATACATCTGGTTCATCTACATTTACATCTGGAGAGTTAGCACGATTTGACGGACTAATAAGACAGGCAGAAGGTTCTTTATCAAAGGCAGCACCTTTATTAAATGTTATGAAATCAAATGATCCTTTATCAGTAGGGTTTAGATTAAAGTCATTTTTTAATTACTACATAAAAAATAGTCAAGGTTCTTCTATGGCAAAAGTTAAAACTTTACAAGATATGTTTAGAGATTATTACGATCAAATTTTAACAGCAGAAATTTCTGATAGAAAAACACCTAGAGGTAAAGATAAATTTATTAAAGCAAAAAGAGATGGTCTACAATTTATAGATAAAAATAGAAGTGCTTTATATTTTGCTATTGCCTCTCACGTAAGTTTAGGTAATGCAAAGAACTTTTTGATACAAAAATTAAATCAAGTACAAAGTATCGGTCACTTCTTACGAACACCTACTGGTTATAAAGTAACAGCACCAGAGGGTTTTGTTGCAGTTGACAGAGTTGCAGGTGCAATTAAACTTGTAGATAGATTAGAATTTAGTAGAGCAAACTTTACAATTGCTAAAGATTGGGTAAAAGGATAATGTATTACAGAGTAGAAAGTTTTAAACAATACTTCTTTGAAGCAATCAACGGACCTAAAATCATTATGATTGGTGGACCAGGTTCTGGTAAATCAACATATTCAGAATTGATGAAGAAAGAATTAGGTATCGCCCACATATACACAGGTGATATGATGAGAGCTTTAGCAAAACAAGATACACCAGACGGTAAAAAAGTAAAAGACTTATTATCTAAAGGTGAATTTGCACCTACACCAATTGTTATAGACGCAGTAAAAGAACGAATGAAACAACCAGACGCTCAAAAAGGTTATGTGTTTGATGGATTTCCTAGAAATGTAAAACAAGCGAAAGCTATGGAAGAAAAAGGAATAGAATATGACCATGTTATTAATCTTGTTGTATCTGAGGAAGAGGTCGTCAAAAGACTAACTGCTAGAGGTAGAGCAGATGATAAACCAGAAATTATTAAGAATAGAATTAAAGTTTATCATAGAGAAACAGCACCTTTATTGCAATACTATAAAGATGAAATAATAAATATTAAAGCAGAGGGTAGCACACCTGAACAAATAGCAAAAGAAATAGTAAAGAAAGTAACATGAAAACATTTGAACAAATAAGATACTTACAAGAAGGACTATATGACCCTAATATATTTAAGGCATTTTTCCTTGCAGGTGGTCCTGGTTCAGGTAAAACATTTGTAACTAAAAGTGCATTTGCTGGTTTTGGTTTAAGAATGATTAACTCCGATAATGCTTTTGAAAGTGCCTTAAAAAAGAATAACTTATCTTTAAAAATGCCTGAAGACGAAGCAGAGGCTAGAGATATTGTTAGAGCAAGAGCAAAAGGAATGACAGGTACAATGTTAGACTTGTCTATCAAAGGTAGATTGGGTTTAATTGTTGATGGTACTGGTAGAGATTACGATAAGATTAATCAACAAGTATCACATTTAAAAGCTTTAGGTTATGATTGTTATATGATTTTTGTAAACACAAGTTTAGAAGTTGCATTGGAGAGAAATGCACAAAGAGAGAGAAGTGTACCAGAATATATTACAAGAAAATCATGGACAGCTGTACAAAGTAATATTGGTAAGTTTCAAAATTTATTTGGTATGAGTAATATGATTATCGTAGATAACAACCAAAGCGATAGAGAACTAACAACTCAAACTATGAACAAATGTTCTAAAGTAGTTAGAAGATTGTTAACAAACAAAGTTAAGTCATACACAGCAAAAAGATGGATGGCTACAGAGAGAAAATTAAAAAGAAGATGAGATTTAAAGATTTTATAAACGAAAGCATTATTGATATACCTAGAAGGACTTATGCGCCTAAGGTATTTGATGACGCTGACACAAAAAATCCGAAGATTAAGGCTAGCGTAAAGGCTCAGATTCAGGCTCAGTTAAAAGAGTTTGAGTCAGAGTACCCGATTTTAAAGACTTCTTTGATAGGTTCTATTCTAACAAAAAGATATAGAAATGACGCAGACTTGGACATCAATATTTTATTTGATGTACCTACTGACAAACAAGAATTAGAAAGACTAAGATTGTCGAAAAAGTATTTGTCTGCTAAGACAGCCGGTAATGTCCAAGGTAAATTAATACCTGGTTCTGAGCACCCTATCAACTTTTATTTTATTACAGATAAGAAAACATACGAAGACCAAAACAAAAAGGCTGACGCTGTGTTTGATATCGAAACAGATAAGTTTATAAAAAGACCTGAAGATTTTAGTTTTGATGTAGGTTTATATATCAAAGACTTTAATAAAAAAGTACAAGAATTAGATGTAATCAAAGGTGAACTAAAAAGAGATATTATTGATTATGATGAACTAAAAGAATTAAATCCAGATGACATTTTAAATCTACAAGATAGAATTAATGACAAGTTGGAAGAAATCGAAGATAGTATCAATGACATTATTAAAGTAGGTGATGGTGTTGACGCAGATAGAAGAGCTGCCTTTGATTCAGATATGAAACCAGACCAAATACAAAAGTTTGGTATTAAAAACAGATTACCTAAAAATGTTATCTATAAGATGTTAGAAAAATATCACTATTTAAATTTCTACAAAAAATGTAAAAAGATTTTAGATGATGGTAAAGTAACTGACGCAGAGATAGATAGTCTAAAAGAAGCAAAAGGTAAATCAGTTGCATTTACATTTGGTAGATTTAATCCACCAACTATTGGACATGAGAAACTTATTAACAAAGTTAAATCTGTACCAGCAAATGATTACAAAATATATTTAAGTAGAAGTGAAGACCCTAAAAAGAATCCACTATCTCCTAGAACTAAACTAGATGTAATGAAAAAGATGTTTCCTTCTCATGCAAGAAACATTGAAATCAATACAACTAATATGATTTTAGATATATGTACTAAACTATACAATCAAGGTTACACAGATGTTAACATGGTTGTTGGTAGTGATAGAGTAAGAGAATTTGAAACCATCATTAAAAAATATAATGATGTAAAATCCAGACATGGATATTATAACTTTGACAACATCAAAGTTGTTTCTGCCGGCGAAAGGGATCCTGACGCCGAGGGAGCAACAGGTATGAGTGCAAGTAAAATGAGGGCTGCAGCTGCCAAAGGTGACCTTGCAAGTTTCAAAAAAGGTTTACCAAGAAACGCTGACGCAGAAAAGATTTTCAAAGATGTCCGAAAAGGAATGAACTTGGCCGCTAACTATTTGCATATTCAAAATGTTAGACCAATTGCCAGTATGGAAGAATTTGAACAACAACAAATAAGAGACCTTTACATAAGAGAAATGATATTTAATATTAATGACGAAGTTGATTATATCAAAGAAGATGTAAAAGGTAAAGTAGTAAGACGAAGTACAAACTATGTCGTACTAGAAGATAATAATAACAATTTACACAAAGCATGGATATGGGATTGTATTCCTATACCAGCAGACAGAGAGGTCCAAGTGAGAGAACATGATTTAGATGTTGACTATGGATTCGAAGCAGTATCAGAAATTAAAGAAGATTTAGACGCTCAACCACAAGATAGAGATGTTAAGAAAAAAGACGGCACACAGCCTAAAAAGTATTACAAAAACCTATCAAAGGATACAAAGAGTAAAAGAGCAGATTTCTTTGCTAAGAATAAAGACAACAAAGAAGCACCAGGCGATAAAGACGCCAAAACAAAACCAAGCATTCATACACAAAAGTATAAAAAGATGTTTGGTGAGATGAAGAAAGATTTACAAGACGCTTGTTGGACAGGTTACAAACAAGTAGGTATGAAGAACAAGGGTGGTAAACAAGTACCAAACTGTGTTCCAGAGAGTATGAGTGTTGAAGACGCAAGAAAAGTAGATGGCTTTATACCAGAATCATATGAGATTGGTAAAGACTATGCAGACCACACAAAGAGGGTAACACCTGGTCAAAGTGTGGAAGTAAAGAAAGTTAAAGGTTTTATTG